CTCTTCAAAACCCGGAAACGGACTCTCCGACGGGGGAGGGGTAAACAGAATAACAAGAGGTGGCTCAGTATGAAGAAAAAACAGATTACTTCGACGGACTTCTCGGAGATATTGGAGAAGATACCGTCTGACAAGAAGAAGATCGGTGAGAATTTGATCGAAGAGCTGATCTTTATGAGAGAGACGCTCGCTGATCTCAAGAAGCAAGTCAGGGAGACCGGGACGATCGAACAGTTCGAGCAAGGGAGACAGAGCTTTCTCAGAGAATCTCCGGCTCTCAAGTCGTACAACACGACCGTTCAGCGATATTCGATGCTATATCGTCAGCTTTGCGATCTCGCCGGAAAGACTCAGGAAGCGGAGAAGTCGAATCCCGTCTATGACTTCATCAAAGAAGGACTATGAGCAACTACATCGACGAATATCTCGAGAATATGAGATCGGGGAAGTGTATCGTCTCAAAGCGAATCCGGCGAGTATATGAGAAGCTGTCCGATGACATTCACAACCCGAAGAACGGCTTCATCTTCGACGAGAAGAAAGCTCAGCGTCCGATCGACTTCATTGAACGCTTCTGTCGTCATTCTAAGGGCGAATGGGCGAGTCAACCGCTCAAGCTCGAACTCTTTCAGAAAGCTTTCATCTCAGCTCTCTTCGGCTTCATCGATGAGAAGTCCGGCTTTCGGAAGTATCGTGAGACGTTGTTCTATGTCGCCCGGAAGAACGGGAAGAGTGTTCTTCTCAGCGGAATCGCTCTCTATTGTCTGATCGCTGACAACGAACCCGGGGCGGAAGTGTATTCGGTCGCTTCGAAGAAAGATCAAGCTCGAATCATCTTCACGGAGTCCGTCAACATGGTCAAGCAATCGCCGGAGCTGATCGGAATCACGAAGAAGCGGAAGTCTGATCTCTACTTCCCGTTGACGTTCTCGAAGATGCAACCGCTTGGAAAGAACAGCGACACGCTCGACGGTCTGAACAGCTCTCTCGTGATCGTTGACGAGCTTCATTCGATCAGAGATCGGAATCTCTATGAGGTCATGAAGCAGAGTCAGTCAGCTCGGAGACAACCGCTTTTCGTGATGATAACGACCGCCGGAACGATCAGAGAGTCGATCTTCGATGATATGTATAAATACGCTTGCGGAGTCGCTGACGGCACGATCAAAGACGATCGTTTTCTCCCGATCATGTATGAACTCGACGACAAGAAGGAAGCTTTCGACCCGTTGAAATGGGAGAAGGCGAATCCCGGACTCAACTCGATCAAGAAGCTCGACGATCTGATCAGCAAGGTCGAGAGAGCGAAGAATAGTCCGCACGATCTGACGGGCGTTCTCGTGAAGGACTTCAACGTCATTCAGAGCGTCTCGACGGCGTGGCTTCCCTTCGATGACATCAACAACGAAGAGACATTCGATCTCTCAGCGTTCCGGGGACAATATGCGATCGGCGGAGCTGATCTCTCGATCACGACCGATCTGACGTGTGCAACGCTTCTCTTCATGGACAAGAACGAGAAGAGATATGTGACTCAGATGTATTTTCTCCCGGCGGACAACTTCGAGCAACGAGTCCATGACGAGAAAATCCCTTATGACAAATGGCTCGAGTCAGGACTTCTCCGTCTCTGTCAGGGGAACACGATCAACTATCACGACGTGACAGCGTGGTTTCTTGAAATGGTCGAGAAGTATGACGTGACTCCGGCGTGGATTTATTACGATTCATATTCGGCTCGATATTGGGTCGACGAGATGCAGAATCACGGCTTCAATATGATCAGATGTATTCAAGGGGCGAAAACGCTCTCTCTCCCGATGCAGAAGCTCGGAGCTGATCTTCAAAAGAAGCTCGTGAACTACAACAACAATCCGCTTCTGAAATGGTGTATCACGAACACGGGGATTCAGACAGATCGGAACGGAAACATCGTCCCCGTGAAGGCAACTTCGGCGAAGTACAGAATCGACGGACTCGCAAGCCTTCTCGACGCTTACGTCGGACTTTGCGATCATTACAACGAGTATCTTCAAACGATATGAGGTGAAAACAATGAAATCGAATATCTATTACAAGAAAGACAAGAAGTGTCGTCTCATCGGTTCTCGATCTGAGAGAGACTCGATCGGACAATATATCACGACTTACTATTATTCGACTCCCGGCGAGATATGGTGCTATGCGAATCAGCTCAGTCAGAGTCAGACTTTCGAAGCTTCTCAATACGGAGAGGACGAGACAAGAATCTTCGTGTTCAACTATCGAGAGGACATCGAGCTTTATTCCTTCATCGAGTACAAAGGGAAATACTACACGGTCACTCGAGTCGACACGAAAGACGATTACAAGACAGAGCTTTTCGTCTACGTTCAGGACACGCCGAAGGGCAAGACTCCGAAGAACATTCAGCCGTATTCGGCGAGCTGATCAGGGACTCCGGGAGCTTTCTTCGGAAGGCTCTCTTTTTTTTGTTGACTTTTATGTTTACTCGTGTTATTATGATTGACAGAGTGGCTCACTCCATTCAGAAAGTGAGGTAAAACATAATGACAACCGCAACCGCTACAACCGAAAAAACCGCTCTCGAAGTGGTCAATGAAGCTCAGGACGCAATCTCCGCTCTCAGCTCCGTTCCGTCGACAATCCTTCTCATGATGGAAAGCTTCGGACTCGACTCTCTCGAGCTGACTGAGAGCAACAAGTTCGACATCATCAACCGTCACGAGATGATCACGGACACTCTCAATCTCGCTCTTCATGAGATATGGGAAGCTCTCGACAAGATCGAGAATCTGAGCACAAAAAAAGACTCAGAAGAGTAAATCGCACAACCGCAACCGCTAAGTAACAGAAGTATCAATTCAATCATCTGAGCCACTCTTTATTATAGCATAGAAAGCGAGGTTATTCAATGAAAACGATCTCTTTCGTCAATCAGAAGGGCGGAGTCGCAAAGACGACGAGTGCTGTCAGCATCGGAGCGAGTCTCGCCGATCACGGTCTGAGAGTCCTTCTGATCGATCTCGACGCTCAAGGGTCTCTCTCAATTTGCTCAGGCTATCGAGAGATCGGAGCTGACGATCTGACAACTTATGACGTTCTCAAGGGAGAGCCGATCAGCGAAGCGATCAAGCCGATCAGGGAGAATCTCGACGTTCTTCCGACGGACATCAGACTCAGCGGAGCAGAGATCGAGCTGTCAAGCGTTCCCGGTCGTGAGTTCCTTCTCCGGGAAGCTCTCGAGAGCGTCGCTGAGAAGTATGACTTCACGATCATCGACTGTCCGCCGTCGCTCGGAGTGCTGACTCTGATTGCTCTGACGGCTTCTGACGAGATCATCGTCCCGGTGAAAGCTGACTTTCTCGCCTTAAATGGCATGGCTCAGCTCATGCAGACGATCAACATCGTCAAGAAGAGAATGAATCCCGGACTCGAGATCGCCGGAGTGATTGCAACGTTCTACAACTCCCGAAGGAATCTCGATCAGCAGATCGTTGATCAGATCGAGTCGGCGTTCCCGGGAAAGCTCTTCAAGACGAAGATCAGTCAGAACACGGCTCTCGCCGAAGCTCCCGTCAACGGGACGGACATCTTCACATATAACGAGAAGAGCAACGGAGCGATTCAATACAACGAACTCACAAACGAACTCATAGAAAGAGAGGGTCTGAACAATGGCAAGTAAACCGAAATTCAATCTCGAAAACTCAGGTCTCTTCAATCAGGCGGAGTCGCCGGAAGAGCCGAAGAAGATCGGTCGTCCCCGTAACGATCGAATCGTCAGAGACAATCCCGTTCAAGAAGGTCTCACGGCGGAATATACTCGAGCGACGTTCATCGTCGAAGTCGAGCTTCTCGAAAAGCTCAAAGATCACGCATACACGGAGAGACTCTCTCTGAAAGACTTGATCAACAAGATTCTCAAAGAGTATCTCGAGACCGTTGACGAAAAGACGTTACTCCGTCGCCCGGATAATTGGAGGTGATCGACGTGATTGAGTTTACAGATAATACTCGAGCTTTCGATCTTCTCGAGTCAGCTCAGATGATCGGAGTCGTCGTCCCGACGCTCAGAAAGTATCTCAGAGAAGGGAAGATTCACGGTCAGACCGTCGATCGGAAAATCTACATCGACGAAGCTGAGATCAAGCGATTCAAGGAAGAGAGGGAACGCCGATGATAATTCACTTTACAGTCGAAGAGCGAAAGCAACTCGACGAGCTTCATGAGAAATATGAGAAGCTGATCGAAGAGAAGGGAGCTGAGATCGATCGTCTGAGCGACCCGTCGAACGAGCTGATCGAGCCGGACATCGTCGTTCCGAAAGCTCCCGACTTTCCCGGAGCGAAAGCTTCGAAGAAGGCTCTCTCCGAATATGAGAAGGCTCTCAACGAGTACAAGATCAAGCTCAAAGAGCACAACGACGAAGTCGATCGAGTTTATAATGAATGGCTCGCTCGGGGGTCGGAAGCATGGCGGAAAGCTCGTGAAGAATACTTCGCTCTTCAAGACGAATTTTCCAACGAGAGAAGAAAGCTTCTGTCTGAGATCGAGAGAAAACACTTCTCTCAGCTCGGCGGAGATCGTGATCTGATCGTTGCTGACGCTCGCTCTCAGGCGACGGAGCTGATCACGAATCGTTACAACTATTACAAGAAGATCGCTGAGACGGGAGTCGGTGACGACGGTCAAATTCTGACGGGATTTTCAGCTCGTGATCTTAGGGTCGACGGCTCGGATATATGGCTCGACACTCAAGAGATCATCGATGACGTGAAAGCTTGCGTCCGGCTTCATTATGACGCTCTCAAGGACGACCCGGAAGGACGGCTCATGATCGACCAGGCGATCACGGAAGTCGTCTCGAAGAGTAAATTCGTATCGAGCAAAAAAGGAAAGCTCGGAGAGACGCTGACGTTCGACACGGGAATCTCAGTCAGGGCGACCCGTCCGACGACATACATCACGCCGATCGACAAGATCTCGAACAAGGCTTTCGAAGGTGCTTTCGCTGACGGCGAAGAGACCGGAGTCGCTGTCATTTCAAGAGCGAAGAGCCGAAAGACTATTTACACAATGGTCACGATCGACATCTCCGAACTCGAGAACGTTCAGATCAACGGACGACGGGAGCTGACAGCTTTCGATCGGGAAGTTCACGACGCAATCATCACGCTTTTCGTCGAAGGTGGGAACATCTACATCACGACGAATATGATCTATCAGACGATGACCGGGAAGAGCAACGCTCATTGTTCAGCGAAGCAAGCCGAAGCGATCAGCGACTCGATCACGAAGCTCATGTTCTCTCACGTCAAGATCGACGCTTCCGACGAAGCGAAGCTCGACAAGAGAGTCACTCGGGCGAAGTACGACTCGAACGCAATCAACGCAAAGAGAGTCACGATCAGCATGAACGGTCAGACCGTCGAAGCGATCAAGATTCTCGACACGCCGATTCTCTTCGACTACGCTCAGCAGAAGAATCAGATCGGGCGATTTGACGTGAAGCTTCTCGACACTCCGAACAATAAGAACGAAGAGACGATCATTCTCGAAGGCTATCTCCGGCGGAGAATCCTTGCGATCAAGGGAAGCTCGAAGCTCTCTCCGACGATCTTATATGAGACCGTATACAAACAGCTCGATCTCTCGAAGATCAAGAGCGATTCAGCGATGAGAAACAAGACTCAGAAGATCAGAGACTCCGTGAAGAAAGCTCTCGACTACTTCAAGAAGGAAGGCTTCATCAAAGGCTATGTCGAGAACTCTCACAAGGGAGACAAGAACCGAAAAGTCAGCGTCACGATCAGATATTAAAAATCAATATATAGTCGTCTGATCTACCCCGTAAAAGTGGTGACGCTACCCCGTAAAACTGATGACACTGACCCCGTAAAAGTGGTGACGCTACCCCGTAAAAGTGGTGACGCTGAACGGGTCGAAAAACGGTCGTTTTGTCAGTAAATACAAGGCTTTCGGCGATCGGTCAAAATCCCGGTATGCTTTATATGCTATATAAGCATTACATTGACCCTTCGAGCGACGTTGCTGTCGCCGTCGCTCTCGGGTATGATCAGCACAACATATTGAAAGAGGTGAACTCATTGAACGACATCAAAGACGAACTCCGATCTCGTCTCGGAGATTATGTTTCTCAGGTGACGACTCCGTCCCGGAGAGCCGGAAGAAATATGTTTGTCTGTCCGCTTTGCGGAAGTGGCTCGAAGGGCGGTCGAGACTCTGACGGAGCTTTTCATCTCAGCGGTGATCGGTGGTATTGTCACGCTTGTCAGAAGGGCGGAGACATCTTCACGCTTTACGCTGAGATCAACAATCTCGACACGGTGAACGACTTCCCGGCGATCAACGACGGACTCGCTCAGGCTCTCGGAGTGACCGTGATCGACTCAGCGAGAAGAGACTTCACGCCGGAACGAAAAGAGGTGAGACAAGAAGTGAAGCAGATCAACCCGGAGCGACTGACTCAGATCGAGACTTTCGCTTCTCAGCTCGCCGGGTCTCCGGCTGAGACTTATCTCAAAGAGAGAGGATTCTCCGACGAGATCATTCAGAAATTCAAGCTCGGATATGACCGGGAGAAGAACGCCGTCGTCATTCCTTATCCGGGGACGGACTACTTCACGAAGCGTCTGATCAATCCCGGCGATCGTAACAAATACGACAATCTTCCCGGCGAAGCTCCGACATTCATGATCAAACAGTCAGACTCCGACTTCTACTTCGTGACAGAAGGTCAGCTCGACGCTCTCAGCATGATTCAAGCCGGGGCGAAGAATGTGATCGCTTCTCATTATCCTTCGAAGATCGAGAAGCTGATCGGGGAGATCAAGATCGACGGAGCTGTCATCGTCGCCGATCACGATGAACCCGGCGAGAAGATCGCTCAATCTCTGACTGATCTCTTCAAAGAAAAGAAGATCAGATCGCTCGTGATCTATCCGCCGGAAGGCTTCAAGGACTCGAACGACGTTCTCAGGTCTGACCCGGCGAAGCTGACGGAGCTTCTCTCTCAGGGGGCGAAAGAGCTTCAAGCGATCGAAGCTGAGAGACCGATCTTCAAGGCGACGAACGTCAGCGAGTATCTTCTGACCGACGCTTTCGGAGCTGACATCGAATATTTTCGGAAGTACAAAGACAGAAAGACGGGATTCAAGAACATCGACAAATATCTCACTTTATATCCCGGTCTCGCTTGTCTGACGGGAGCAACGTCTCTCGGAAAAACTTCGTTTTGTGTTCAGCTCGCCGATCAGCTGATCGAGAAGGGAGAGACCGTCTTATATTTCTCTCTCGAACAGCTCCCGATCGAGCTTGTCACGAAGTCTCTCGCCCGGAAATATTATCTCTCAGGGGGAAACAACTTCTCGAACATCGACATCAAGAACGGAGCTTCTGACGACACTCTGATCGCCGTCAAGAAGGCTCACGCTCAGACGGCTCAGCGTTTTAATATAATCGAGTGTGACTTCACGGTCTCGGCGGACATGATCGACGGCTATGTCCGGGAATATGTCGAAGCGAACAAGGTCAAGCCGATCGTGATCGTCGACTATTTGCAGATCATTTCAGCTCCCGAAGGTCAACGCATGGACGACCGGGAACGAATCGACGACGCTGTCAAGAGACTCAAGAAGCTCTCGAAGGACAAAGAGCTTTTCGTTCTCATGATCTCGAACATGGCTCGCTCGACGTACAGAGAGAAGATCGGAGAAGATTCTTTCAAAGAGTCAGGTCTGATCGAGTACACTTGCGACTATCTCTTCGGACTTCAACTCTCGATTCTCGAAGATGAAAAATTCTTCACGAAGAAGGGGTCTCGGGGCGGAGAGAAAGAGACGCTCAAGTCTGAGAAGCAAGACAAGATCGACGAAGCTTCCGAAGCAATCCCGAAAGAGGTCGTTTTCAAGGCGATGAAGAACAGAAACGGACGGAAGGTCTTTCGAGCGTTCTTCAAGTATCGTCCGAACTATGATCTCTTCGAAGAGGACACAAATTCTCAGTATGACAAGGACTCTCCGTCGTATCAGTTCGAGCCGATCGATGACGATGACGACATTCCCTTCAAAACTATATAAACAGAGATGATCGGACTTCTCAAGGGGAGTCCGTTTTCTCTGTCTATTGAGTAAACAGAAAAAGCAAAGTAATTGACATTTACTCGATAATGTGATATGATGACAGTGACGAAGTATGTCAAGAAATCCATGTAAACGGGGGTGATCGGAGTGACTGAGATGAATCAAAAACCAAAGATCGAAGAGATCATCTTCGTCAGCGGTGAGATCATAAACGACGCACGACTCGAAGTCGACGCTCCGGCTCTCCCGGGATTCATGGCGATCGTCTCTCAAGACTTAAAAGAAGCGACTCAATATGTCGCTCTCAGCTCGATTCAGAGCTTGACCATGAAGAACAATGAGATCGTCAGATTCTCGCCGGAATACTACATCACGCCGGAAGCGACGATCAAAGTGAGGAATTAAAGTGAGTATATTCGACCGAATCTTCAACCGTCAGACGACGGCTCAGAAATCAAAGATGATCGAAGAGACAGCGAGCTTCTCGATCTACTCCGGCGACGCTTACTCTTCCGACGTATATCGTGAAGGGGTCGACGCAATCGCCCGGAACGCCGGAAAGCTCAAAGGGTCTCACGTCATCAAATACAAAGATCACGATCGAGTCGACGGAGACTGTCAGCTCAATCGCCTTCTTCAAGTCAGACCGAATCCGTTCATGAGTGCTTACGACTTCACATATAAGCTCGTGACACGGCTCTTCTTGTATAACAACGCTTTCGCCTTCATCGATCGAGATGACCGGGGAGTCGTCCGGGGTCTCTATCCGATCACGGCGAGTCACGTTGATCTTCTCGCTGATCAGAACGGAGAACTCTTCTGTCAGTTTACGATCAGGAACGGGAGACAGATCATTTTCTCATATCGAGACGTGATTCATCTGAGACGATTCTTCAACGACGACGACATTCTCGGAGCTGACAACTCAGCGATCGTCCCGGGACTCGAACTCGCTCAGACTCAGAACGACGGAATCATCGCCGGGATTAAAAGCGGAGCTTCTATCCGGGGAATACTGAAATTCACTCAGATCATGTCCCCGACGAAGCTGAAAGAAGAGCGTGACGCTTTCGTCAACGACTATCTCGAGATCGGGAACGACGGCGGAGTCGTCGCAACTGATCAGAAAATGGACTATCAACCGATCGAGAGCAAGCCGATCATTCTCGACGCTGATCAGACAAAAGCGATCAGATCGAAGATTTTCAGCTATCTCGGCGTGACAGAAGAGATCGTCAGCTCGTCATATACAGAAGATCAGTTCGCTTCTTTCTACGAGTCGACGATCGAGCCGATCGCAACGGCTCTCAGTCAGGAAATGACAGCGAAGCTCTTCACGGAGCGAGAACAGTCCTTCGGAAATGAGATCATCTTCGAATCGGGACGGCTTCAATTCACGAGCAACTCGACGAAAGTCAATTTGATCGCTCAGCTTATGCCGATGGGACTTCTCACGATCAATCAGGCTCTCGAGATTCTCAATCTTCCGGGAGTGGCTGACGGTAATCGGAGACTTCAAGCTCTGAACATGATCGACGCTGATCAGGCGAACAAGTATCAGATCGGAGACAAGAAATGACCCGGACTTATTATCGAACTTGCGAATATTGCGGAAGCAATCTCGACCCGGGCGAGAGATGTGACTGTCAGACCGCTCAGAAGGCTCTCAGAAGCGTTTTCTCGGTGAAGGTGGAGAAGATACCAAAGCGGACGGAAAAACCGCTCAGAAGGGCGGTGAGAGCGTCGTGAGGTATGCTGTCGAAGCGATCAACACGGTCATTTTTCAAAAGGCATGGACTCCGATCTTCGAGTCTCTCAGCGACGAAGAAGCCGGACAACTGATCAAGGCTCTCTTTTCATTCATGAACGGAGAGAAGCCGAAGATTGACGGAACGCTCAGAGCGATCTTTCTCTCAATGGCTGATCAGATCGAACAGTCCGCTCGGAAATATTGTCGGAAGGTCTATCAGGACTTCGACGAGGAAGGTGACGAGGAATGAAAGAAACAAGAATATCAGAGATCAGAGCGTCTCAGATCAACGACGCTATGACCATAGAAGGACGGGCGATCGTATTCGATCAACCGACGACAATCAATGACCCGGTAGGGTCTTACACGGAGATCATTCGAAGCGGTGCTCTCGACGGAGCTGATCTTTCAGACGTGAGACTTCTTTTCAATCACGATCTGAACCGTGTTCCGCTTGCAAGGACTCCGAAAACGATGACTCTGAAAGTCGACCCGGTAGGAATGACGATCAGAGCAACTCTCCCGGCGACGGAAAGTGCTCGAGAGGTCTATGAGTCCGTGAAACGGCGTGATCTCGACGGAATGAGCTTCGCTTTCAAAGTCCCGGAAGGGGGCGACACTTATGACCCGAAAACCAACACGAGAACGATCAACAAGATCGAGAAGGTCTATGAGTGTTCAATCGTTCAGTTTCCGGCATACGGTCAAACTTCGGTAGAAGCGAGATCAGTCATGACGGAGAGTCAAGAGCGACTCAGGAAGCTCGAGAAGCTCAAGAACGTCGTAAACATGATAACGAGAGGTGACTGAGATGAGCAGAAAAACAGGATATGCGAAGTATACATTCGCTTTCGCTTCCGACATTCAGAATCTCGCCGATGAGAAGCGTGTGAAGGTGGCAAACTTCAACGTTCAGAAGAAGAAGAACGGTCTCGGGTCTTATGACTATCTGACCGTGAACTTCATCGTTCCCCGTCCCGATCGTGATCGGAAAGACGACGCTCATGAAGCAGAGACTCCGAATCATCGGAGACTCGAAGATTTTATCAGAGAGGTCGAAGAAAGTCTCGAAGAGGACTCCGACGACTCTCAGAAAGACGAGGTAAATTCAAATGAAATTTAATACAGTAGCAGAAGCTTTCAACTTCTACAAGAACCACACAAACGATCAGCTCGAAGCGAGAGCGAATGAGATCAATCACATGATTGAGACCGACGAGAACGTCGACATTCAGGCTCTCAACGTGGAGCTGACCGGAATCGCTCAGGCGAAGAGAAACAACGACGAGAAGGCTCAGAAGCCGGAGAAGCGTTCCGCTTTCAGTCTGATCGGCTCTCGTGACGACGCTCCGAAGTCCTTCAACGCTGACAACGTTTTCGAGTCCGAAGAGTATCGCTCCGCTTTCTTCAAGACTATGCTCGATCAGAAGCTCACTTCTGACGAAGAGAGAGCTTTCGAGATCGGCATGAAGGAAGCTGAGAAGAGAAATGACGCTTTCATCACTTCGAGCAACGCTTCCGCCGTTCTCCCGACTCAGACTCTCAATGAGGTCGTGAAGAAGGCTCGCACAATGGGCGGAATTATCGGAGAGTGCAGAGCTTTCGCAATCCCGACGAAGATCGCAATCCCGGTCGGAACTCCTTCGACTAAGGCTTCATGGCATACAGAAGCTCAGGCGGTCGACAGCGAGAACGTGACCGTCGCTTCCGTCTCTTTCGACGGCTATGAGATCATGAAAGTGTTCTCTATCTCCGCAAAGGCTCGCAAGATGTCGATCAATGCTTTCGAAGCTTATCTCGTGGACGAGCTGACCGCTTGCGTCATGGAGACGATCGACTATGCTCTGATCAATGGCAACACCAACAATCAGGGCAAGGGACTCGAGTCTATCACTTGGGTCAAGACCGCCGGAGCTACTCAGAACGCCGTCGAGATCGCTTCCAGTGCGACCGCCGGATATGCTGACGTGATCAAGCTCGTTTCTCTTCTGAAGCGTGGCTATTCTCAGGGAGCGAAGATCGCTATGAACAACGCTACTCTGTATAATGTCTTTTACGGTATGCTCGACACGGCGAAGCGTCCGATCTTCATCGCTGACCCGAAGGACGAGTCTATCGGAAAGATTCTCGGCTTCCCGGTTGTGATCGATGACAACATCGCCGACGATGTCGTTTACTTCGGCAACTTTGCGAAGTATCTCGCTTACAATATGCCGGAAGGAATCACGATCGAAGCTTCTCGTGAAAGCTCTTTCAAGAAGGGCGTGATCGATTACAGAGCACTTGCGATCGCTGACAGCAAGCCGATCGTGAACGAAGCTTTCGTCAAGATGTACAAAGCTTCCGCAACCTAAACAGACTGACGACGATCGTCTCCGGCGTGATGACACTCGGGAAAGATGATCGTATTCAGCGAGATTCATGTGCTTTGAGTTCCATGATCTCCGAACTATAAGAAGGGGGAGCAAGGCGAGCGGAGTGACTCCCTTGTTCCCTTTTCGATTTATAAGTGAGGTATAAAACAATGACATTATCCGAAGCTTGCAACGTTCTACACGTTGACGAAGGAAACAACGACGAGCTGATCAGCTCATTGATCTCAGCTCTTCCGGGATATATCGAGACAACGACGGGAATGAGTGCGGAATATCAGATCGCCGAACCGCTCTGTCAGGTCGTCGAAGGACTTCTTCTGACTCAATGGTATTATGCAGATCACGCCGACGATCAGGCTCTCACAAGGACGATCAACGCTCTTCTCAAGGCGATCACGATCAGAGCGAGATCGATCGAGTCATGAAAGACTTTGCTCGTGACTTCTATCGCTCGAAGGAATGGAAGAAGGTCTCGACGGCTTACATGACGAGTCGCTTCTATCTTTGCGAGAGGTGCGGAAGTCCGGCGACGATCTGTCATCACAAGATATATCTCAACGCTCAGAACATCAACGACCCGGAGATCAGTCTCAATCCCGATCGGCTTGAGTGTCTCTGTCAGGACTGTCACAACAAAGAGCACTCACTCAAGCGGACGATCACTCGCTTCGATGACTCAGGAAACATCGTCGGAGTCTCGAAGAGTGGAGCTGAGAAGGAATTTGAACGAGATCGGGACGCTTTCGAGAAGCTTCTGAAAAAAACGACCGCTCAGAATGGCTCAGAATCGATTTTTCGGGGTCGGGTAATATAAATCATCGTCTGACTCACAAAATCGCTCTACGGGGCGTTTACGGGCGTTTCTGAGGGTCTCTCGTTCTGAGAAGGGGGAAGGGGGAGTCATTTTCGCACTATATGCCCGGAGAC